TGAAACCATCCCATCACGGCACCAGGCGATAAACTTTCCGCAGCTCGGCCAGAAGTCCGTCTCCTGCTGGCGCGCAATACGCATACCGGCGCGGACCTGCTCGACTGTCGTGATCCCGTTCTCGGCAAATGCCAAGATCCACTGGCGTTTAGTCGCCGCTTCGGCGGATGGGTCAGCCATCACCGTATGCCTGGCCGCCGGGAAGATCTGAACCAGGTTGTCAAACAGCACATCAACCAGCTGCTGGGCGTCGGAGTTTACTACTCGGCGTTGGCTAACATCACCACTGGCCATAGTCGCCAGCGCGCCACCATCGCGATTTTTGATTACCGTGGCTAAATCTTTCATAGCGTACTCTCCCAACCTTCCGGGCTATTCCAGTGTGGTCCAGTAGACGCGCCGAACGGCGATGCACTCCCGCGATTCCAGGAGTTACCGCAACGCGACGGTCGGCCAGCATTGGCCCAGTTAGTCGCCTTCACAACGCGCTCATCGAATCTCGATGCTCTAAAAATCGTGGTTGGGCAGAGATGCTCTCGCATTTCAGGATCTGCGCCCCACATCTCGGACAGGTAGTCCATGACTAACCGGCAATCATCAACGGTGAAACCCTCACGCAAGCGAGCCGCAATCTGCTTGGACGCAATCGTCCCTTTGCGGAATCCAAGCGGCTTTGGCTTGCCCAGCTTGTCGGCCAGGGTGGCGATGTTTTGGTTCAGGTGGTCAATCAGGATTGATACCTGTTCGGCCATCCCCTCCCCCTGGGGGGCTAGGGGGGTAGATCTTTTATCTTTTAGGTTCCTGATAGATTCCGGATCCCGTTTTTGGGGGTCTTTCCCTCCAAAATTGGGTGTCTTTCCCTGTGTAACGCTACCGTTTTCGGGTGTCTTTACATCTGAAACACACCCGTTTTCGGTAATGTTCCCGTTTTTGGGTGTCTTTGCTTTTTTAACAGTACCGTTTTTGGGTGTCTTTAAAGATTCCCGTTTTTGGGTGTGTTTCGAATCCTCATAGCTCTCGGACACTCCCACCAGGCGATAGACGATAACTTGCCGGGTGGCGCCACGGCGTTCTCCGGTATCCTCAATCAGCCCCAACTCAACCAGGTGCTTCAGGCTTGACTGCACTGTCTTTACGTTCAACTCGGTGGCATCAGCCAAGGCAGCAATAGACGGGTACGCACAAAGATCCGCACCGCACATGTCAGCCAGCCAGGTTAGAACCGCCTTGGATGATGAGCGTCCCGTCTTGATGGGCTTGGCCCACCGCATCGCATCAATGCTCACGCTAACCTCCGAAAACTGGCGTTAAATACGATCAGGGCCGCGTTAATCGTCCAGCCATAGTCGGGTTCTAACTGATAGGTGACCAGTTGTCTTTCTGTGCATGTCGAAACTACACGCACGCCATTGCCATAGCGATCTATGTACAGATGGCCAACCCTCGGAAACTTAGCCATGCGCCCTCCCGTTCCCGTAAAACTCGCCCCATGCCGCATCAACCGCTGCACGACCGACTACCAAACCCCGGCGAGGTTGGTTGTTGCCTGACCGATTAGACGCCGCTACGATTTGCTCATAGCTCAGGCGGCCACCGACGATCCGGCACCGAAATTGCGTTGATGGTCTGTTTTGGCTTAAAATGTTCATGCGTTTAATCTCCACACAGAGTTTTATGCGCAGGCGCACTGGGACGGCATTCCCGGTGCGCCACCCATACCGCTGAGTCATCAGCAATCGCAGCACCATTCAGAGCCATGAACGCGAAGAAGCCATACGCGTGATGGCGCATCTTCTTCCAGAACAACGTCGTCAACTCCTGCTTCTCATCACTACAGATCACCCCATCAGCGACACCCTCTACCTTTGCTTTGGCCAACTCGCCATCGGCTACCATTTCCCGCATGGAATGCTCGTAAAGCTCCACGTTGTCGATCTGCTCCAATACGGGGATATCAACCAGCAACTTTCCCCGGCGGGCAGCGTGGTACTCGGCCAGCAGTGACGTCCCGGATAAATCTTCCATCTGCTCAAGCTCGATGAGCGTGAAGAAGCGGCTAGCGCACTTCTGATCCAGGTGATTGCGGAACGCGTCATAGGTCATACCCAGCTGTATGGCCATCGCCTTCTGGCCTCCTGGATACGCCTTGCACATTTCTTTGATCGTTGTCTTAATGTCCACCATCTCTTTTGTCCTTTGGTAGGTGCGTTGTTTTATCGATTGCAACTAAACTGAAATCATCATGTTCTGTTCGGGTAGATGTCAGGGCGAAGCTCGCTTTTGGATACCTTCCCGCGAGTAACGTCCTCTAGACGTTGAGCAAGAGAGAATCCGGCTTTCTTGTGCCCCTTAAAGACAAGGCGCAGATAGCCAGCGCTGCTGCCAACCTGCTTAGCAAGATCGGCTTTTTGGTCAGTAGTAAGAGTGTTCCAATAATCAGACATAGTGTACCTCCTGGATACATTATGCACCTTTACGATGAACCTGCAAGACACTTGTACCTATTTGGTACAGGATGTCTAATAGGAACCATGAAAACTAACGATGAAATCAGGCGAGAAAACGCCCGTAGTCTCAGAGATAGTTCCGGCGGGAATAAATTTTTCGCGGGGATCATCGATAGAGAACCTACGCAGATAAGCCGCATCATTGGAAAGAATCCCTCTAAAAACATTGGGGATGATTTGGCTCGTCATATAGAGAAGTGCTTTTCTTTACCAGCAGGCTGGTTAGATCAAGAGCATGTATCGTCAACGTCATGTAAAATAAAAGAAGTTTCAGATACAGAGTTAAACATACACTTAGTACCTGTCATCTCTTGGGTGCAAGCAGGCGCATGGAAAGAGATGGGGTTTTCTGAGGTCGATTTGAGTAGCGTAGACCATTACCCTTGCCCAGTACCTTGTGGGCCAATGACATACATCCTGAGGGTCATCGGCGACTCAATGATCGAAGAGTACCGCCCTGGAGAGATGATTTTTGTAGATCCAGAAGTCCCGCCTGAACATGGGGACGATGTAGTCGCTCTCATGCTGGATAGCGGAGAAACGACGTTTAAAAGGCTTATAGAAGATGGTGGGAAAAGATATCTAAAAGCCTTAAACAAGGACTGGCCAGAGCCATACCTTCCAATAAATGGCAATTGCTCCATCATTGGAACTGTAATATTTTCAGGAAAACCAAGAAGATACGCAGTGTAAAAAATCAAAAATTAAACCAGGCCCGCAATGCGGGTCTTTTTTTTATTGACAATGTACCCATGCGGTACATAATGTACTCATAAGATACACGAACGGATAGTAACAACGATGTGAAGATGAGGAGGCGTTATGCCACGCTTAGTCGGCACAGCAACATCGATAAAGTTTTGGGAGATGGTTGAGGCAAAAGCCAGAATTGCGATCTGCTCCATTAAGTACGGTGAACTCTCTGGTAATGATGTTGCCGCGTTGCATTCAGAGTGTATTGCTGATCTAAAAAGCAATATTGACATGGAAGAGCATGCCAAAGCATATGGTGAATTTTTGCACGGTGTCGATAAAGATATTACACATGGTAGAGTTATTGAGCTTCGCATTAATAACTCGCCGCTTGCAATGTTAAAAACTAATAGTGCTGTGGCGGCTGACTATCTGTTGTTCCTGGAAGGAGTCATCAAAGCCCTCCTGAGTGATCGTGAGAGCCTCGAACGAGAAGCAAATAAAAGTGGCCGCACTATCAATGGGCACGGGTTTAGTTTTATCGGCTCAGTGGATATCCCACAGATCGCGGATGAACAAATCAACTCTGATCTGTGAGGCGCGACCAACGGTTTTAATTATTTGCTTTCCGGTGTCTTCGTTTATTTCGATATCCCAGCTAGAAAAGTTTTTTGTTGGGAATGACTCAGAGAAAACGAGCTTAATTCGCTCCTTAATATCCTCTCTGTCTAGATTACATCCGGAGTTTTGTAAGCACCGAAGAATGACATCTGATCTAGTCATTTAGATTTCCTTCTCAGTTATAGGACTTTGAAGGATACCACCGCCGCCTGAGGTGGTAAAACGACCAGG